TACGAAAAAGGCAAAACCACCATACAAAAAATATCGAATCTGATTTAATGTATTCATAATCTTTTGAATATTGGCTTTTGTTTCATCTATCAAAGAAAAGAGTTTTGATATTTGTCTGGCTTGATGGTCTGTTTTCTCTTCTAGCAATCTTATTCTCTCTTCCATATAATTCCTTAATTTGCAAGTGGGTTATCTAATGCTCTTTGTAATTTAGCGTTCAGCCTTTCTTCTAATTCTTTAATCTTTCTGTCTGTATCTGAATAGAGAGCATCTCTTCTTGCATCAAACCTCTCATCAGCTATATCAATGGTTTTATCTATCTCATCTTGCGAAGAATTAACCTTATCTTCTAATCTCTCCATAAGTGTTTCTTGTCTAGCTAGATCATCTTTCAAATCATTCTTGATTGTTCTTGTGTATTCTCTAGCTAACTCTACTGATTCACTTACACTTATTAAGGTTTCTTCAATGACTGCTATATTCTGTTCTATACCACTTATATCAGGTGGCTGGTATTCCATTACAGTAGCTCTTAAAACTCTAAATTCGTTATACAGCTCAAACCCTGCCCAAGCACCCCCACCAAGCATTGAAATTAATGGAATGATAAGAATTAGTTTTGAGCCACCTACCTTAATACCACCATATTCTATTTCTGCCATTGCAACTCCACTAATTGATTATGTAGTATCTCGTTAGCTAACCCATTTCTTAATGCTCTCTGGTTCTCTGGAATCTTTTTGTTTGAATATATGTCTTTCTCTTCATAAAAAATTCCATCGACCAATGAAGAACTATAACTACCAAATCCAGAATTAAAGTTTAGAAGTGCCAGGATGTAGGCTTGTATTTCTTTCTGAGCCTCTAGGCTGGATGCCTCACCCATTTCCTTTGCCAGAGATTTAAGTTTGTTAGAGATTATTTCTTTCATCTTTTCTTTCTTAGATGACTCTTTCTTCTCTTTAACTTCTTCTTCTGGTTCTGCTTCAGCAAGCATTATCTCATCGGATTCTTCTTCAGGTTCTTCCTCTGGATCTTCCTCTATTACTTCTTCTTCAACCTCTTCTTCCGTTTCTTCTTCAACCTCTTCTTCGGGTTCTGGTTCTTCTTCCACTTCCTCTTCAACAGGTTCTTCTATTGTTTCTTCTACTGGTTCTTCCTCAACAGTTTCTTCCAATAGTTCTTCAAATTCTTCTTCAACAGGTTCGGGTTCAATCTCTGGTATTGGGTCAAAGAATTCTTCCATCTCTAACTCAAGTTCCAACATAATATCTTCTTGTGTAACCTCTTCAAAGAACTCTTCCATTTCTGGTATTTCTGTTTCAAATACTTCAGTTGTTACAGAATAATCTTCTATGGGTTCAAAAGTAAGTTCTATGTATGTTTCTGGCTCTTCAAAGACATAAGTTGTATCTATCTCTTCTTCTTCCTCTTCCCAAACCTCTGGTTCTTCTTCCTCTACATAGGTTTCATAATAAAGTTCTTCCCAACCAGCACATCCTTCATCATATAACGCACTTAATCCACATTGTTGATTGTAGTAAGCTAAAGCATATCCATCACATCCTGTATCGTATAAAGCATTTGCTGCACAGTTCTGGTTATATACTGCTAAAGCATAAGCCTCTGGATAGTACAAACAACTTATATGGCTATCGGGTACAACACTACATATACTATTACCACTTGTTATTTCTACTGGATCATCTTCTTGACTGTTCCAAAAGATTGCACCATCTTGTGTCGGATGATTATAGAACCATTGTGTATATTCACCTGCACTTAAATCACCGACTACTGCTACAGTTACAGCGTGGTTATTAATTTGAACTTGCTCATAGTTTATCTCTATGTTGCCTAACGGAAATATTGTTAGGTCAAAAGTATTACTTGTATTGGTGTTGTAATACTCTGCTAAGTTCTCCCACATATATTTCTGGTATGTGGAATCGCCTTGTGTATAAAACCTGCCTGCTCCTGTATCTATTAAGTCAGTATGCCAAGGCATTATGGTGTAGTTAAATCTTACACCTGTCGCTCCACTTGAAAAATCTTGTCCAGAGCAACACAACCCATCGTGTATATAGCCACTCCCAGGAACATCAAGAGGGTCAAGAAAACCCACAACCCCATTAGTGAACATAAAGCTAGTAACATAGCTATTCCCATAAAAAGGGAAGGTAAAGTCGAGAGGTACTTCAACCCATTGGTCATCCGCAATCTGATGCTCAACTATTGGTGCATCTGCTTTAGCCGACCAGAAGAGCGATAAGCACGACACTAATAATGCCATTAAGAAGAGTGTAAAGAAACTCCCCCCTGTCCATCGTCTTGAGATTCTCTTGTTTCGGTATCTCACGCTTGTTTTTCTTCCATAAGTCCTCTGCCTCTTCGCCTATCTTTCCTTCTATCGGGCAGGGAGTTCCAGCTTTTTGCATCGCATCCCAAGTACGAAAATCTTGACACATCACACTTACTGCTGCTACTTTCATACCCATATCATACAAAACCTTTGCTATCTTCAATCTCTCACAGTTGGCATCTCTGTATGCTTGTCCTGTGGAAATTCCTAAAATCTGTGTCTGTACTGCACCACTTACACCTACTGTACATAGATCACTATTACTGGCATTTATGCTTGGACTGATCGCACTAGGAGGATTTGTCTTTATTGTGCTTTCAGTCTTTGTAGTATTTGTTACTGTACTGTTACTTGTACTCTCTGTTACTATAGGGTCAGCCATTACAGGGAAAACCCATATAATCCAAAACGCTGCTACTATAAAACCTGCAACTAAATTGTTGCGTAGTCTGTCGCTCATTAGTCAGCAGTCAAACTCACAAATGCTGGGTCTACTTCATCATTAGGATTTGCTGTCCAATGTTCTAGCATATTGATATGTCTAGTAGATGATGTAGTTTCATCACCAACACCTGTTCTTCTTACTTCTGTATGTGGGCGGTTCTCATATTCCATAATCTCATCTAGGGTAGATAGAGCAGCAACCTCACCTTCTTTAGTTGCTTGTTCGCTATATATTGTTGTAGCATAAGTGCTTATTGCAGAAGGTACTGCTGTGTGTCCTTTGTCTGCTCTAGCCCAATACCAATCTATAGCACTTTGCTTTCCAGCTACTTGTGAATTAATCGTATCTAACATACTTGCTTTAAGTGTCGCTACATCTTTCGCAATTCCAGCATAAGTGCCTACGACTTCATCACCAGACTCATCTACAGTAAAAGCACCATTATGGTAGTATCTACCATCAGGTGTTGTTTCACTATAAGGTTTGATTCCCAATGATGCAAGTGTATCACTATCTCTAAATATTTGTCTAGGATGCGTAATACCATCTATCACCATTTCCTTTGGTGTTTTTATTATCTGTCCGTTAAAGTACCACATATTTTGCTCCTATCGTGCGTTTGAGTATTTAAAAGGTGTTTCTGCGAAGGCTAGGTAGACATAAGTGTTAGAAGCGTTCATATCAGTAGATGTGTTTCTCATCGAGAATCCATTAGATAGTATATCTACTGTGTTTGCTGCTACATTTGTTTCTGCTCCATCTAAGTCTGTTTCCAATTTCTTTGTTTCCTGCGAAACATTAGTTGTATCCCTCGCAACATCTACTATAGACCAATTGCTACCAGCATCTATATTTTTCACAATAATCATTTTGGGTCTAAATCCTGTGTAAACATACGTTCCATAATGTGCAGAACCATTACCCTCATACAAACCTATCTTTGAATATCCTTCAACAGAGTGCCAACAATATGCTATCCAATGTGTTCCGCTATCACACATAGTACCATCTGCTGCTGTTATAGTAGTCGCTGATACTGCTGTGATGTTTCCATCATTTTGTTGAGCATTGGTATCATTAAGAAATACTGCATAATTGGAAGTTATTCCATTAAACCAAGTATACCAATAACTTGTATCATTTCTCTTTTTAACAGTCACAAACTCTGGTGCTAAATTCAATCCGTGTCCATAGGTATTAGGGCCACTACCATCGCCATCCCAATCTACTATACTAAATCCTGCATCTGTATTTGCTGATACACTAGTAGTAACATTACCATCACCATTACTTGCAGCACTACCGCCTCCTTTCCAGTTCCAAGCTACATAAGTATCAGTATTATCATTCACTTGTGCATCATCATCTACTTCAAATCCATCTGCATCAAAAGACATTAGAGCATTAGTATCAGTAAACTCTGCATCGGTTGTATTAGCTTTTAATTTCTTATTTGCTCCTCTTACAGAATCGTACATACTGTGGTCTTGAGCACCTGTAGCTCTTTGTTTAATCCAAACGAAATCTGGCTGAAAACCAACACCAGTTATGCCTCTATCAGTATTACCATCACCAGTATATAAGATAGTATTAAAATGCTCACTAGGTGTAACAGTTGCTGCTGGTAGGTTAGATGTACATAATGCTAAGAAGCCACTAGGCGGAGTGTAATAGAAATCACCTATACCATTACCATCTTGATTGCCTTGTGCTGTCTTTTCACCTGTAAATGAGGAGTCTTGACCGAAGTTAGCAAATACTGTTGCTGTAGTATCTCCAGCACCACAACCACATAATCCAGTAAATATTCCTGTACCATCAGCATAACCTGAGTCTAAATTAAAATAATTTGTACCTGCTGCTGGGTTGCCAGAATTTTGCCAAGTTCCATTAATTCCGTGCCACGCTCTGCCATTATCAACATCCCAAGCTAATTGAATAATAGCATCTGTAGCTATAGCAGTTACAGAATTTGAACCCCCAGAAACAGTTGTATTTTGCCAAGATGTTTGTGCAGACTGTAAATAAATATTATCTGAGGTACTAAACATATTTCTATTACCATCTATCCAAGTATTGGCAGTAACAAAACCCATTTGCACAGTTCCTAATGTAGTAAATATTATTTCTGCATACCATTTGCCAGAAGTAGGAAACATTGTAGCTATATTTCCATAATAACTTCCATTTGAATCTTCGTGTGCTTTAAGATTTCCTTCTGAATGTACTACATTTCCAGCAGTATGGAAAAGTGGATTCCAAGTAGCAAAGTTATTCGTAGGACTATCAAGCATCTGGTCTGCTGCTGTAAGATTAACAGATGTAAAATCATTATTGTTGCCAGACACATCATTACCTAAGTCAGCAGAATCTGCAAAATCAAGATAGAATCCATTAGTGCCATAAGTTAAACCAGTAACTTTTATAGGTTTCCACTCACCATAATCACCTGTTTCACCGAATGAAGCTGGAGTTAATTGAGCACCATCTATCCAGTGCATTTCTGCCAGATAACCATCAAAATTACTACCATTATGACCTGTATTAGTTCCAATATTCCATTCATCAGCACTATTCCAATGTGCCCAAGTAGAGTTATCGGTATTTGAAACATTCCAATCTGTCCACTCTACACCATTAAAATATATTCTGACTTGGTTGGCATCTGTACCCTGTGATAAATCGGAAGCAATAAGTATGTGCATCCAAGCACCTGTGTCGTGTAGTCTATATCCATCTTTATAAAAACGCATAGGATATGCACCGCTTATAGCCTCAAAAAAATACAAATAGTCATTAGAAGCGAAGGCTATTTCAGCATAATTATTACCATCAACACCAACAGACATAATATTCTGTTGTCCGTGCCCACCTATATAATAAGCCTCAGAAATCTGACCTCGTTTAACCCAAAAACTAACAGTCCATTTTTGAGTATCGCCAGCACTACCAAAAGTCCTTTTTAAGTGTGAGGTAGAACCATCATTAAACCTACACGAATAAGGTATCGTGAAATCACCTGTAGCTGGTGTTGCTAAACCTGTATTAAGAACTGCCATTATTAACTTAGAGCCTCGCTTGCCGAAACATAAACACTAGTGCCATCACAATAATAGGTAACTATATAAGTACCTGCTGTGGAAACATCCCAACTAGAACCTTTCTTAACCTCACTACCAAGACTAATAGCGTGTCCAGATGCGTTGATTACAGTAATAAAACCAGATTGACCAGCAGTTTCATTTGAAAATTCAAGAGTATCAGCACCACCGGGTGTGTACTTAAAGTTATTGGCTGTGTTTAAATCTAATGTACCATCTGTTACAACGCTAGGTGTTCCTCTTTGAGAGCCAGACCAAGATTGGTCAGAAGTTAAGTCTAATGTAGTAGTAACTGTACCATCTGCTGTCGTTTCCTGTGTAATACCACTACCAGCAGTAAACATTAAGTCATCGCCCTGTGTTATAGTCGTAGCATTGGTATCTGTTGTGGCGGAAACAGTAAAACCACTACCCATAGTGTTGGTATCTGTAACTGTACTTGAAATGGTAACAGTTCCATCTGCTGTTGTTTCGCAGGTGATCCCTGTTCCTGCTGTAAACATTAAATCATCACCTTGCGTTATGGTAGTTGCGTTACTGTCAGTCGTTGCTGATACTGTGAAACCGCTACCCATAGTATTAGTATCTGTATCTGTCCAAGGTACATTGACAACACCCTGTCCATCAGAGTTTAATTGTAGACCATAAGTTCTATTAGCTGTAGTGCTTACGGATTCAGCAGCAACTGATTGGTCAGTATCGCTGAATAGTTCTATTCCACCTTTGGTAGATGCAGATGCTTCTGGTAGAGTATAAACAGTATCGGTGTCAGTCCAAGGTACATTGACAACTGCTTGGTCGCTAGAATTTAACTGTACACCATAAGTTCTTCCAGCAGTTGCACTTACAGCGTTAGCTGCTACAGATTGGTCGGTGTCATCTTCTATTTTCACAACTCCTGTAGCACTAGAGGTTGCGGTACTAGCACCAGAAACTGTATTCGTAATAGTAACTGTGCCATCTGCGGTTGTTTCGGTAGTAATACCTGTACCTGCTGCTATCATCAAGTCATCGCCTTGAGTTATAGTTGTAGCGTTAGAATCTGTTGTTGCTGATACAGTAAAGCCACTTCCCATAGTGTTAGTATCTGTTGGAGTTGCCCAAGTCAAACCACCAGCATCACCAGATTGTTTACTTAGGAATTGTCCATTACTACCAGCATTTGAAATATGTAGATTATCTTCATCTACAGATTCGCTAGACATGTGTGCTAAATCAATACTTCCATCTACATAGTGGTCGCTATCTATTGAATTGTCGTGAAGTAGATTAGCAATGGTAACTTTCTTGGAAGTACCACCATCATTAATGAGTAGTTCCTCTGCTCCATCTGTTGTGGTTAATGCTGTTAATGCCGATACTTTAGTTGTTGCCATTGTTTACTCCGTAATAATATATGTTGGTGATGCATCTATAGAGGCTTCCGTAACAAGATAGTAACCAGCTAGATGTTCCATCTCTATTTCATAAGGGCCAGTTTCAAGAGGTTCAAATTCTCTTGTCCATTGCCTTCTATTGGCTAACATAGCAAGAGTCTTTTGCTTCTTCCATTGTAATCTACGAACTGGTGGAAACCTTTTAACTAATGGTCTAGTCTTACCACGCCCCATTAGAGTCTGAACCTCATCTTTCTTCTACCGATTCTTCGTCTATCTGCTAAAGACCTAAGTTCATCTCTGATTTGTTCTAAGAGTGGCGAATACTTCCTGATAACTTTGTCATCTTTCTTTTTAGAGATCGTACCGCTAGGCGTACCCTCATACGAGCCACCTTTAACTCCACTTCGAGAATCGCTAGGAGTTTTTGTAGTCTTGCTTTCAAATTCATAAGTTGTTGCCTCTATCTTCCTTTTTTCGTTGTTTGATTTAAGTTCACTACCTTTGTAAGTAGGTGCTTTGCCCTCTGACTTGACTTCTTCAAGTTCCTCTTTTGAATCCATAAGACTGTCAAGCATTTCCATAATGGAGTCCAGTTCGCTTTCTGGCTCTGGTTCATCAGAGAATTTAAGTGCGTTCTCTTCCATGAACTCTGCAAATGATGGGGAATCTTCACTATCCTCATCATAGTATTGAGCATAGGTTTCCTCAAGCATCTTTGTCCAGATTTCTATAATCTTGGCTTTAAAGCGATCTATCTCCAGAAGGCTTGTAGAATCTGATTCGGTTGTATTTTTAAATATGTCCACTAAATTTATTCCTATATTTGCCGTTCTTGTCTGTTTCACTCAAGCGTTTCTTCTCACGCATATTCCATTGCGTGTCTATATTTCCGAAATGAGGGCGAGATTTATTGACTGATATTACAAAACTACCTTTTTCACCACACTCTGGACATTCTTTCTTTCGATTTCTGTCTGACATAGAACACATCTCTTCAAAGACATGACCATGATTACATTGATAGTCGTAAAAAGGCATAGTACTTACCAATAATTAGTTCAGAATAACCCCCTCATAAGCGAAGGGGTTACGATTAACTAACTACTGATTAAGTAGCAGGTACTACAAACGCAACACCAGCATCGTTACGAAGTTCTGCAACTCCATAAATAGTATCTGAAGTGAATAGATCACCAAGATACTCTTGCTTATATTGAGTCTGTGAACGCACACCTAGTTGCTCTGCTAGAACTAGAGCATCTTTGTGTAGCAAGCATCCTACTCGGTCTGTAGCACCATCACCACCCGATTGAGTAGTAGTTGGTACATTAGTAGATATATATACATCTACACCATATATCATACCAATTTTTCCAGTACGAATTGCATCACCAGAACCGATATACTGTTGTTCAGTAAATCTGTTGATACCCAGCATATCATTAGCTGCAACTGGTGGAACAATCAAAGAACGATTGTCCATTGGTACATCAGCATTATCTAGTTTTAGCATTAATGCTCTGATTCCAGCATCAGTAATGTCTGCTGCGTTAGATGAGTTACCAGTATACAATGTAGTACCAGTTGAACCAATATACGCAGTTTCCCATGATGCTGCATTATCACCACCAACTGTTCCGCCTTGTAAGGCTTCCCATAAAGTACCCAGTTTAGTGTCTACTTGAGTAGCAAGTGCATAACCTGCATCGTCTGTGTAGAACTTCCTCATTGAAGATAGTGATTGCACTTCTGCAATATCTTCAATCAGTTTTGAATACTCGTAATGTTGGTCGATAGATACACTAATGACAGTATTTGTTGCTGCCGATAGTGTAACCTGTGTGTTTGCTGCTTTAGCACTAGCTGAACCTCTTGAAGGAACTGGAATGTGAATCGTATCACCTTTCTTACCTTTATGAGATAGCTTAGTAACTAGATTAGCAATCACTAAGTTCGACTTGTACGCACCTATAACTTCATCTGACCAGAGTTCTGGGATGAAGTTATTGGCAATCGTAGTCGTAACTTGATTTGTGCCTAAAGCCATTTTACTTCTCCTTTATAAATGTTATTTCACCCTACCCTCCGCATAAGCCGAATGAATTTCATCAGCCAATGAAGCATAACGGTTAGGGTCTGTTACCTGTAGGTTGATTAGATCAGTCCTACGGTAAATTTTCTTCCCACCTACGGAATCTCCCGATGACCGAGTTTCAGAACTTGTTTTCTTTAGGTTTTGCTGAATTTTAGTCTTTTCTTCAGCTTTTGCCTCTTGGGTTTTCTCAGACATTGCTGTCGAAGAATACCAATCAAAGAGTTCAATCGCTAAATCCGACCTATATTCAGTATCAGCCTTACGAAACATTTCTGTCCTCGCTTCACTATCACCGATAAATTTTTGGAAAGCAGAATCTTGAACAGTTTTTTGCCAATCGGGATAAGCCTTATCTAAGGCATCCAAATTATGCTTTTGCATATTACCCATTCTCTCTTCCCTCGCCTTTAT